CTTTGATAGCAAAAAATTTAATGATGGCACATTACTGGGGCGTCAAGACTTTTTATTACAGTTTGATCAATAAAACCGGAGTCAAAGTCAAAGACGAAATCGTTGAGCTTGCAGCCTCTGAAGAAATTTTAGACGAAGAAGATTGCGAAGCTTGTAAACTTTAAGGAAAATTTATGTCAAAAAGGAATTACACACTGGACACAGTAAAACGGCTTCGCGGGTCACTGCAAGTAGAACATACCCTGGCCAAACGTGGTGCAGAAAAACTAAGATATCTATTGGCCAAAGAGCCATACATCAACACACTGGGCGCCTATAACGGACAAATGGCTGTGCAACATGCCAAGGCCGGATTGAAAGCCATTTACCTGTCAGGTTGGCAAGTAGCAGCAGCCAACAACACAGCAAATACCACTTACCCTGATCAAAGTTTATATCCGGTAGACAGTGTGCCTAGAGTGGTAAAAGGTATCAACAATGCTTTTCGTCGTGCAGATCAAATTGATTTTGCTGAAGGTAAAACTGATGTAGATTATTTCTTGCCTATTGTGGCTGATGCGGAAGCAGGTTTTGGCGGTGCTTTAAATGCATACGAGCTTATGACTCACATGATCGAAGCCGGTGCAGCTGGTGTGCATTTTGAAGATCAATTGGCCAGTGAAAAAAAGTGCGGACATCTAGGCGGTAAAGTATTGGTACCAACCAGCCAAATGATTCGCACACTCAATGCGGCCAGACTGGCAGCAGACGTAGCTGGTGTTGATACTGTGATCATGGCCCGCACAGATGCCGAAGCAGCCACCTTGATTACCAGCGACCATGATCCTCTGGACAAGGACTATATAATTGATGAACGAACTGAAGAAGGCTTCTTCAAATTTAAAAATGGCATTGAAGCATGCATCGCCAGAGGATTGGCCTATGCGCCGTACGCTGATCTACTCTGGTTCGAAACCAGCACCCCTGATGTCGCGCAGGCAAAAAAGTTTGCGGATGCGATTCACGCCAAATATCCTGACCAGATGTTGGCGTACAATTGTTCGCCGAGTTTTAATTGGAAAAAATTCTTAAGTGATGCTGAATGTTTGAATTTCCAGAAAGAACTTAGCAAACTAGGTTACAAGTTTCAATTTATTACTCTTGCAGGATTTCATTGTGTTAACTTGGCCACATTCAATCTTGCAGAACAATATAAAAATCAAGGCATGGCGGCCTATGCAGATTTTCAAGAAACAGAATTTGCTGCACAAAGCCGTGGTTTCACAACAGTAAAACATCAACGCGAAGTTGGTGTAGGATATTTTGATTTGATCAGTGAAGCGGTGGGAGCCACCAGCACTGTGGCCAATCGAACATCCACAGAAGCAAGTCAATTTCACTAATAATAATGAGCAAAGCACAATATGATTTAAAACATCGTACTGACTATCTTCAACGCAAAATGTTTCTAGACCCACAGGGTCCGGTCACAGTGCAACGTTTTGAAGAAGTCAAGTACAACAAAATAGCAAAGTTTGAACAAGAAGCACGTGGATTCTTTTGGGTGCCAGAAGAAATCTCTTTGAGCAAGGACGCACAGGATTTCAAAGAATCCAGTGACACTGTGCGTCATATCTTCACCAGTAACCTGCTGCGACAAACCGCCTTGGATAGTCTACAGGGCCGAGGTCCTAGTCAAGTCTTTGCTCCGGTGATATCACTACCAGAACTAGAAGCCTTGGTATACAACTGGACGTTCTTTGAGACCAACATTCATAGTCGTAGCTATAGTCACATCATTCGTAACATCTACAACGTGCCCAAGGATGTGTTCAACACTATCCATGACACAGAAGCAATCGTAGATATGGCAAGCAGTGTTGGCAAATATTATGATGATCTACATCAGATTAACTGTGCAAAAGAATCAGGACAGTCGGTCACAGAAGAAGAACATATCCGAGCAATTTATCTAGCACTTCACGCTAGTTATGCACTGGAGGCATTCCGCTTCATGGTAAGCTTTGCCACAAGCTTGGCCATGGTAGAAAACAAAATCTTTATTGGCAACGGTAATATCATCAGTTTGATTTTGCAAGACGAAATACTGCATCGCGATTGGACTGCATGGATGATCAATCAAGTGGTAAAAGAAGATTCACGGTTTGCCGCAATCAAAACAAAATGCGAAGCAGAAGTGTATCAACTGTACATGGACGTAATCAAAGAAGAAAAAGACTGGGCTGATTATTTGTTCAAACACGGTCCTGTGATTGGACTAAATGCACAGATTCTCAAAGACTTTGTGGATTTCACTGCCTACAACGCACTCAAAGAAATTGGCATCAAATACCATCATGCACATCCAAAATCAACACCAATTCCCTGGTTTAACAAACACGTTGACACACATAAAAAACAAACTGCTCTGCAGGAAAATGAGTCAACAAACTACGTGATTGGAGTCATGAGCGATGCGATTGTTTACGAAGAATTACCAAATTTATAAAAACAAGGAGAAAAATAAAAATGAAGGCAATTGTATGGAGTAAGTATCACTGCCCATTTTGCGATCAGGCAAAAGCTTTACTAGAACAACGTGGTATACCTTACGAGGAACGCAAAATTGGGGATGGCTATACTCGTGAGGATTTGTTAGAAGCCATTCCCACAGCAAGAACAGTGCCGCAAATTTATTTGGGAGACCAATACATAGGCGGTTTCACTGAACTAAGAAAACATCTTACAGAACAGGCGGCTTAATGAAATTCGAAACAACAGAAGTTTATAGTTTGAAAATTGCCAATGGTGATGAACTAATTGCCAAGGTCATTGAAGTTAATGATACCAGTATCAAAGTGGCGGCGCCACTAACAGTGGTGCCATCAAGAGATGGTATACAACTTGTTCCAAGTTTGTTTACCACAGAGTTGAACTCAGATGTAACTATAAATATCAACAACATTGTAATGATAGCACCAGTAAGAGATCAGGTTAGAGATAGCTATACTGAAGCAACCACTGGTATCAAACCAGTGCGTAGTCAAATTTTAACAGGGTAATCAATGCCACGTGTTGCACGTATTGGAGATAAAATCAGCACAGGTCATGCTTGCAGTCCTACCAGCAGTTTAATTGGTGGATCAGGTGATGTTTATACCAATGGTCGTCGCACTGAACGTCGGGGCGACGGCGTGGCCATGCACACTATCAAAAGAGGCAAAAAGTGTGTGCCGCATCCAGGACAAAAAGTCAACAGAGGATCAGGCAGTGTGTTTGTAAATGGTAGACCCATAGCCAGAGTTGGAGACAGTGCCGACCAAGGCAGAGTCACCAGTGGCTCAGGGGATGTACACGCAGGATGACACCAATTCAATTAAATGCCCTTTCGGGTTTGTTGAACAACCAAGGTCTACAGGCCAATGCCAACATGACAACGGCTATCAGTTCCTACGAAACTTCTCCATTAATAGCCAATCTAATCACTGCCATGACCATTGGAGCGGAAGTAGTTCCCCCACCTTCGGGTATAGGTCCTGCAAACACCAAACTAAATGGAAACACCTTGGGCAACCTAAAAACCATGGGGTTCAATGTGTGTGCTGCTCTCGCAGACAGTTTTCCAGCCAATGCACGTGGTTATGTGGTAGTAGCAAACACACCACCCGGGGTAACAGGGCAAATTAAAATCAATGCATCTACACTTTTGCCCAATGACTATTCAAGATTTGTTCAGGCATTTTCAGCAGCCACAGGTTTTGTGACCACAAACAATCAGGTCATTTTAATCAACAGAAACAGTCAAACCTATCTTGGACCAGTTTGGTCCAACATGAGCAATTTGACCACAGGTGGCATCAGTTCGATGAACACAAATCTTCAAACATTTGCCGCAGATCTTATAGCTCTAGGTCAACTTTGGAATTTCGCTTATCTAAACACATTTGGCAGTCCCGCTGAGATTTTAAGACAAATGCAAAACATAGGTGGATTGACGCCTGCGTTGATCACTGCCTTGAACACA